GCACCCTCACCCAATTTATGCTAAAAATCCAACCTTTTCCATTCCCAATTTTTCTAAAATAAAAAATAGACTTTTAACAAAACCCTTGTTAAGCTAAGAAGAACAACGACACTGGAGGCGAACAAAAAATGAAAGATTTATTTAGAACGTTATTAATAACGGTGTTTCTTGCTATTGTGTGTTTGCACTTTGCTATTGTAGTTGGTCAAACACTTGGTTTATTAAACCTCTCCCCTGAACCATCGTCCAAAAAAATTCAATCGTTTACCTTGTATGAAACAGGTATAACAACTGAGATAGTATGTTTTAATACTACACAAAAAGATAGTTTTATAGGAATGATGGAAGGTTATTGTGATAGGGCAGATGGTATAATAAAACGAATAAAGTTTAACGAGTCTGGAGAGGTAGAAACAAGTTATATACAAGGAACTTGTCAGATATGTGCAGACCCTAAATTATGCATTATTTATTTGGAGAACCAAAAATGAAAAACATCTTCTTATTGACAACGTATGACATCCCTGATACACTACCATTACTTCAGAATTGAACCCCTTGAGAATCCAAACGCTACTCTAGATTCGCCTCTGGTAGAGCGTGGAACGGGCCTGGAAACAGGCTCGTTTTCTGTATACATCAACAATTATGGTTATGTGTCTTTATTACCCATTTGTAAACCGATCGGTCTATATGTTATACTTAATGGCATGGGTATGGAAACAAGATTAATACTGTACGATAACGATGGAAACCCCTTTTATTTAATACCCAATAAAGAGAAATTAATAAAGCAGCCGGCTTATGTTGGGCTAGGCATGATTCTACACGAATGGATGAGCAACCCGTTACCAAAGGAGGAAGTGTGGAGCAGCTAAAAAGAACGCAGAAAGAAGATATTGATGCTGTACTGAAGAAGCAGGACGAAAGGGCAGAGCGTGAATATCGGGCAGAACACGGCTGGACAACAGACCTGTTCTTAGACAGACCTGACTGCGAAGTTTGCACTAATCCAATGCTGGAAAAGTTTGACGGTACAGGTAAACAATTGAATGAAATGCGCAAGCATAGAGATAACAAGAGGGTAACATTTTTCACAGGATGGCGTTGTGGAAACCAGAACTGCAAGAACTTTGAAAAGCTGATTGCAATAAAGAAAGAATACGAAGTGCGTAACACAATGGATGCGATTGAATTCAAGCTGATAAAGCGTGGTATAGAAAACAACAGAAAGATATTCGGAGGGCTGAAATGACAATGGTTGAAGTTTGTGAATTCATTGCTACATTAAACCTTGAATTGCCTGAAAACGTCAGGATGAAGCCATTTATTGTCAAGCACAATTCAAATCCCGGCTGGTTTGCAAGAAAGATACTGAAGAAGAAACCACAGCCGGAAAGCAAGAGTGTGCATGTTTCTATCTTCACAGTAAACAACGATGAGTTCAGAACACCAAACCTTGTGCAAGCGTGGTTGTTTAATAGAATGAAATTAGACTACACAGCAGGCAGGAGAGAAGCTGCAATACTCAGGGATGCTTTACAGGAATGGAAGGAAACTTTCATTGGGGGATAAGTGGCAGGTCGCAATCCAAAGAATCACGGCATAGACAATACCAATAAGGTATTACACCAGATTGACTTAACCGACTGGGAGTTAAGGGCAAAGGATTGCCTGATTGCTTGGAGAAACGATATATACCTATTTGCTGTACAGGCACTAGGGTTTAAGCGCAACGGATTTGTGCGAGAGTGTGATGAAGATGTAATAGTTTCTAATCAACAGGTCGAGTTTTTCACTGCAATAAATAGAATTTCATATATAAAGCGTTGCTTACAGCAGCAGCACTTTCCCGAAGGGCATAAATGGATAGCAGACGAGTGCGGTAAACTTGGTATAATTACCAGGGCTGCAAAGGGAACAGGTAAAGACTTTGAACTTGCTGTACTTGCGTTGTGGCTTTTGTGCTGCTTCGACCCGATAAAGATACCTTGTATCGCACCAACCGGCAGCCAGCTAAAAACAATCCTTTGGGATGAAATAAGAAGGTGGCTGTCTTATTCTAGGTGTAGGGTTACGGACTGGTATGAAGTGAACGAACACGACATATACTTCCGCGACCCTGCAACAGGTAAAAGAATAGCTACCCGAAGGATGTTTGGAAGGACTGCGCTTGTAACTGCTGAAGGTGAATCAACTACACTTTCAGGATTACATGCAAAGCACATGGTGATATTTTTTGACGAATGTTCAAGGATACCTGACGGTGTATTCGATCCACTTTTTAATACTTGCTGCGATGCCTACAACTGGATAGTAGGAATGTTTAATCCTGAGAAGTTAACAGGGTTTGCAAAAGAATCAGATATCGGCAAGATGAAGGAATACTACTACCAACTACATCAGAGCTTTTTGGGTACAGATAGATTAAGCGAAGTTGAGAAAGCTAATCAGATAGAAAGGCTTGCGAAAAAATACGGTGGTAGAAATTCTAACGGTTTCAAGGTTTATGTGCTTGGCGAATACCCCACTGCTGAAGGGGATGGGTTCATACCTTTCAACTATGCAATAGACGCAATGCAGAGAGACACATTCTATGTAACACCAGGACATCCTGTTCGTGCCGGAATTGACCCTGGCTTGCTTAAAGACAAGACAATCGTATCTTTGTGGCAAGGCCCGAATCAAATCGGCATAGAAGAAGTAGTTGAAGCAAATCATCACAACGATGAGGTTTTGTTATGCGAATACATATTAAACGAAATATTTGTACCTAAGAATGTCAGGGTTGCAACAATAGAGCTTGACGGAATAGGTCATGCTGTCTATACGATTCTAAAAAGACTGTGTGTAGGCAAAGGCATTGTGATAAAAGGAATTGTCACCAGAGACTCAGCAAGGAATAAGAAAAAGTATTACAGCAGGAAAGAGGAACTTTGGGATCAGTTCAGGGAAATGATTGTGCATGGGTTAGTAACATTAATTGAAGACGATGACCAACACGCTGAATTGATCGCAATGCGTAAAGACGAAAACGAGGAACGGCAGGGGCGGCTTAAACTCGTTTCAAATCGCAAGGTTGAGAAAAGCATAGGCCGCTCTCCGGATAAAGCCTCTGCGCTCATTATGGCAATAGCAACTGATGATAGGGCTTTCATACCAAGACCAGCTATCTGGGATAAGTACGGCATAAGTGATGAAAGCTACGGCAATAGAGACAAACGCAATATAACTTACATGGGCGCATAATAAGGAGGCATCATGTTTTACAGGACAGCACCGGGTGGTAAGGATGGACATACACATCTTTGTTACGTTAATCAGGAAACAGGGGCAGTGTTCGGAACCTCCGAAATGGAAAAGCATAAGCATCCAATCGAGCAAAGAGAAGCGGTAGAAGAAGTTCTTGGTATGGACGGATCGGTCTATGCTGAAGGTGCTGAAGCTGGCATCTATGTGTTAGGTGGTGGTGCTGAGAAAGATAAAGAATTCCATGACCACGGCATACTAGACCTATCGGTCGAGTTTGTATCTGAAAAGACTCGTGAAGCTGTTGACGAAAACGCTTCGTATAGATTGGCAAGAAACATCTACTCCGACCTTAAAGAATACAACAGTATATGGACAAAGAACAAAGAAATTGCCGATAGATACAAGCGAAACCAGCAATGGAAAAGCGGTGATGAAGCTAAACTTGACTTTGAGAATAGAGCGCATATCAGTGCTAACTTTGTAAGGGCAATGATAAATACCCTTGTTGGCTTTGCAATAGAGTTTCGCACCGATTGGTATGTAATGCCTGTTGAGGGTGGTGATGTACCGACTGCTGACATACTGACAAAAGCATTAAAGTATGTATCTGAAAACTGCGGCTATCCGCTGTCAGAGATACTTACATTTGAAGATCAGGCTTCATCCGGTGCAGGTATTATCCATTGGTATGTAGACTTTGACGAAAACATTGAAGGTGATATAAAACTTGATAGGATGCTCCCTGACAAGGCTATGCTTGGACCACATGAGAAGCACGACTTGTCTGACATGGAAGCAATGGTGTTTACTCAGTTAATGTCTGAACGCAAATTCAAACAGATGTGGCCTGACAAGTATAAGGAAATGGTTGAAACAGGTAAAGGCTTTGAAGGTGCTGGTGGACTTAAAGAGGAACCGCATATTGATGGTTCGGAGGTCAGTTACGATAGAGACGGTGGCGAAGAAGTTTCTATTGATAACACTGAATTCATGCAAGACCCTGAGTTCATGGACCGCGTTAAAAGAAACTGCCGTGTTGCCGAGTGCTGGATTAAAGAATTTATCAAGATACCAATGTTTGTTGAGATTGCAGATGATGGTATGGATGTGGTTATAAGTGCTAAAGCATGGGAAGATAAAGATGTTACAGAAGCAAAGACTATAGAAGGGATTTCTTTTGTAAGCAGGAAAGGGCATGAGATAAGAAGGGTTACTATATGCGGTAACATCACAATTGCTGACGGCTATCCTGACCTTATCCTTAACAGGTTCCCGATTGAAGTTGCTTTTGCAGGTGAATGTGGTAAGCATATATCGGGCAAGATTACTGATGTAATTCCAATGCAGGATATGATAAACAAGTCCTTGAGTTTATCCTCGGATATACTTAACAAGATGCAGAACTTCATGTGGTTTATTTTTCCTGAAACATTTGATTCACCAAAAGACGAAGCTGATTTCAGAGAGAACAGTGCAAAGCCCGGTTATGTTTGCAAAGTAAATAACAAAGATTACATGCCTGAGAGAGTAGAAACACATACTTACCCTGCTGGACTGGTTGGTCTATTGGAACTTGCTACAAACCTTTTCAGACAGATATCGTTGGTTAACAACGAATCTCAGGGCGTGCAGGCTAATGGCAGCATGTCAGGTAAACTTGCTCTTGAAATGAAACGATCAGCAGTAACTGGAAACAGGATATTGTTTGACAGGTTTTCTTTTATGAAGCAAAGGCTTGGAAAGGTACTTGTCCAGCTAATACCAAAGATTTACAGTCCTGCAAGAATGGCGCGTATCCTTAACAATATGGAACTAGAACGAGCGGTCAAGGAAGGGCAGATATCTTGGGAAGAAGCAAACCAAGCTGAGTTAGAACCACTCTACACGCTTGAACAGATACAGCAGATTTGGGATGAACTTGACATCAGTAAGTACGATGTTAAGGTGTGGGAATCACCATACAATCCAACTATCATGGAAGCTAACTTTGAGACAACGGCCGACCTTGCAAGGCAGGGTGTAATGATACCGCCTGAAGTTCTGATAGATGCAAGCTCACTGCCTAACAAGAGAAGGATTAAAGAGATGATCGCTCAACAGCGCGAACAGGAAGCGCAGATAGAACAGGGCAAGCAGAACACCGAAATACAAAAGACAATAATTGCTAATCAGGAACCTGCTGGACCGGTTGGTCCAGTTCAACAATAGGAGGAACAAAATGTCAACCGAAACCGAAACTGTTAAAACAACTACACCGAAGATTGCGCCTGTGAAAACACAGGAAATCAATGCAGAGAGTACAGCATGGAAACAGAAAGTGTATGAATCACTGATTGCTAATCAGATTCTCGACAAGAACTTTACCGGGCTGTGCCAGCTTTTCATTGGTGACGAAGGGGAGAAAGGAAACAAGACCAGGATGTGCAGAAAATTTAAGTTGCACCCTATCTTTACATCAGAAGAGTAAGGTGGTATAATGGTAATAGAAGGTCAGGAAAGAGACACAGATATAAACAAGACAACCAATAGGTTTGTAAAGGACAAGGCACTAGCCTTTTTAACCATTACCGGCCTGAAAGACAATTACAAACTTGAGAATGGTCAAGTGGTAATTAATGTTTCTTGCGGTGGTATAACTGAAGTGGAGGTGATAAAAAAGCATAAACGCATAATCTTTAGATAAACGACCTTATCCCTTTTAATAACGGAAACTAAGCTCAGACGGTGTAGATGCTATCTACTCCAAGCCCATGTCTGAGCTTTTTTCTATTCCAGACACACCGGGCAACCGGCACTGGCAAACTTTCAAAGCACAGCAGACACACCGGGCAACCGGCACTGCTAGGAGGAACACATGAACGGTACGGAAACAAAACTCGCTTACTTTGATCTTCAGTATTTTAACGATGGTGAAGAACTTGGTGGTGAGCAGGAAGAACAGTCTACGGACACACAGCCTGTACAAGAACCGGTGCTTCCAGACGATCCGGGTTCTATGTCTGACGAGCAAGTAGCTGAATATCTTGCGAATCATTCAGAGGAACCTGTTGTCTCTGAAACAACGGAAACACTTGACGAACAGACTGCACCGGAAACTGACACACAGCAAGAAAAAGAAGTGAATTGGAAAGAACGGTATGAGAACCTTGAACGGTCACACGGCAAACAAGGCACTGAACTGCACGAGGCAAGAACTAAGTTAGCAGCAATGGCTGACAGCTTGTCCGAAACAGATAAGACTGCCTTGAACAACATGACCGAAGAAGAACGATTCACGCTGGCTAATGACCCTGAGAAGTTCAGGGAATTCATTACCAAAAGTGTACAGGAAACAATGAGGGTTGAAAGCCTTAAAAATCAGTACGGCTCATACAAGGCTAATCAAGAGCGGGATACTGTTAAGGCCAACCTGAGCAAAGCATTGCAGGTTGAGAACATGGACACGCATATAACAGAGCTTATCAACCACACTGAAAAACTTGTTGCCGAAGGTAGGTACACGGCTGAATCATTTGCTAAATTCAAGGCTGATCCATTCAATCCAATTTACCAGGGAAACATTGAAAGTATCCATTTGGATATGACGAACAAACGCCTGTCAGAAGAAAACGCTCGACTTAAAGCAGGTGTTAAAACAGGCAAGGACAATCTTGTTAAGAAAATTAACAAGGCTACGAGCGGAAAATCTGTTGTAGATAGCCCTGGTGCTACAAAGAAAGACTGGTCTACTGTAACAGATGCCGACATTGGACGCATGACCGAAGCAGAAGAAATGGAATTCATGCGCTCAAGAGGCACAATCCTGCAATAAAGAAAGGAGAAAAATATGGCTTTAACAGGAATTGCAACAGGAGATGATTATTGCGCAAAGGTCTGGCACATCGGACTGGAACGTGAAGTTATCAGAGACTTGTACTTCAACAAATTCATGGGTGGCGGGAAAGACAGCCCGGTACTCATGCTCAATGATCTTATGGGTAAGGCTGGTGATGTAATCCATTACCAACTTCTGAAAGCTCTTACAGGTAACGGCATAAGCGGCAATGATACCTTTGAGGGGAAAGAAGAAGAAATGCTTTACTACGACGACACCATTACACTTCAGATGAAAGGTAATGCTGTTGCCGATGATGGACCTCTTTCTAATCAGAGAGCTACATTTTCAATCTCTGCTGATGCAGCAAACTCATTGAAAACATGGCTGGCTGAGAAGATTGATGATGCTTGTTTCACAGCACTTCAGACCTCACTGACAAAATGTTTTTACATTGATTCTGGTGGAGCAATCACTGCCGGAACTCAGGCAACTGCTCTTGCTGGTGTCAGAGCCACTACTTCACACATTACACCACAGCTTGCAAGATACGCTGGTGCATGGGCGAAAACAGGTGGAGCCGGTGGGCAGCCTAGACTTCAGCGCATGAAGTCAGACGGTGGAAAGAAAAGGTTTGTTGCAGTGATGTATACAGACGTTGCTGAAGATATGAGAAGCAACGCCGAATGGGTGCAGTCAATGAGAGACGCGGGACCACGCGGTGATGCCAACAAACTGTTCACAGATTCGCTTGGGATGCTGAGTGACATCGTATTTGTGGACAACGAAGGTGTTGGATATTTCACTAATGGTGGTGCTGGTGCAGTTCGCGGTTCTCATAACCTTCTGCTCGGACGAGCAGCCCTTGCTTTTGGTTGGGCTAAAAAGCCATCCATTACCGAAGGTTCCTCCAAGTACAAGCTGAAACATGGCAAAGCGATTCACGCACTGTTTGGCGTAACCAAATGTGCTTTCAATTCTAAGGACTACGGTGTAGTTGGTCTTACTTCTGACGCAACAAACATCGGTGGCCTGTAAGGAGGATATAAATGGCTATAATCACAACTTTTACTGACAATCAGCCTGTTGTTCAGCTTGACAGCAACATGGTTGGGGTGATCGAGAACTACGTAAGTTTTGCAGCTACAAGCGTATCTGCTGCTGATGTTGTTGAAGTGCTTGACATGCCAGAGGGTTTCTTTTGCAGCGGTGATGTTTACAACCGTGTAATCACTGCCGAAGGTGCTGCTTGCACGGCAATCATTGGTGATGGTGATGATCCTAATGGATATTGCGCATCCGCTAACTTCAATGCTGCTGCTGGTGTAACTTTGAAAGCTCTTGAGGCTTCTGACGCGCTTGGCGCAACGGGTAAATACTACTCATCTGCTGACACAATTGACGCAACAATGGGACATGACACAGATACAGCTATCATATACTTTGCAGCACTCGGTTGGTGGCCCGCAAGAATGGCTTCATAAGGAGGCATGAATGGCTGAAAAGAAATGTACTATTTGTGGTGGAAGTGGAATATTCACTTACCGCAAAAAAGTACAAGAAGTAATTGACAAAAAGACCGGTGCTGTAAACATCAGGGTTTATGAAAAAGATAAAGACGGCAATGTTGTTATCTTCAAGAAACCCTGCGAATGTCAAAACAGCAAAGGAAAAACTAAGGGGAAGTGAAAACTTCCCCCTTTCCCCAACCTTAATAAAGGAGGTGAAAAAATGAAACTGTACATAATTTTAATTCTTGCACTGGTGACAACTATCCCTATCTTTGCTGCTGATATTACGTTGACAAAGAATGGATGGGGAGCTTATGACGCAGCGCAGTACAACCTGAATGACGAGCAGAACACTGCGGTAAACGAAGCAAGAGCAAACGCTGATCTTCTCAGGCTTAATCAACTGTACCATCTGACTGATATAAACATGGTTCTTGCCGATGAAACAGACGGGACTCCTGTTGAAGTTGGAACCGCTGCCAACGGTCAGGCTGAAGTGAAGGTCTGGACAATTGAATGCGTTATTGGTGGAGTTAAAAAGTGGCATGGAATAAGCGAAGAAGTGTTTGAATGGAAAACTGAAACAAACCTTACTGCTGACAAAGCGTGTGTTTATCTATTTAGTTTTGACGGGGCAAGCACCTCTACTGCTGCTTCTTATACAATCACCAAGGGCGATGAAGTAGCTTCAACTGAAGTAGCAGTTTATCCTGCCTGCCCGACTGGAGAAGCACCGTTTATGGCACTTAAAATCAGAACTGATACACTTTTTGATCCGGGCACAACTAATTTCAATGCCTCTGGTGTAACCACTACACTGGAAACCTTAATTGGTATGCCGAGCGGGGCTAGCTCTCCGGCAGCATCCGCAGTAAGCGACGTTGACATGACGGTTGACAGGTACTAATTGGAAAGGCGGGGTGCTGAAAGGTTCCCCGCCTAACCCTTTTATGGAGGGGTAATGGCAACATCAGGAACATATACATACAATCCAACAATATCGAATATAATTCACCGGGCTTGTAGAATATGCCGGGTATTAAGATACGGACAAGTTATTTCAAACGAGCATCAGGCAGCAGCGAAGGATGCTCTTAACAGCTTGCAAAAAGCATGGGCTGCTGATGGTATTCATCTTTGGACATACGCTCAAAAAATATTAAGTTTAACTGCATCAAGTCAGGTAACAAATGGTGGCACTAATTACAAATGTGTGCTTGGCAATACAGGTGCTGCTACAAACGAACCGGGAACAGGTGCTACCGCTGATATGTATTGGATAGAAGGTGGCGATGGCTCTGACGGAGCATGGGCTTTAGCAGGTGTTTACACTTGTATAAATGAACTTTCTTTTGACGCTGAAGTGCTCGGCTTAGAATATGTGTTTGTGCGCAGAGACGGTACAGACCAAAGTTATCTTAACCTTATAACCAAACAAGAATACGATAGCATTGCGATTAAGCATACAGATGGAACACCACACTCAGCATACTTTGATTACGGTAATTCAAAGAAGCTGTGGCTGTATCCAATGCCTGACGATGCTACTGACTTGGTTATAGCGCAGGTAATGTTGAAAACAATGGATGCCGGGTCAGGCACAAATACAAGCAACTTCCCACCACATTGGCTGGACGCACTACACTACGGTCTTGCTGATAACTTATGCGATGAGTACGGTGTATTAACGCCTGCTGATAAATCAAGAATAAGAGCGAAAGCAAAAGAGTTTAAGGCAATAGCCAGAAAGCTGGAGAGATCAACAACCAATGGCCCATCTAACTTTGTATGCGGTGCTTTTTAACATGGAGGGATATCAATGAAACGTGCAGCTATTTTTTTAATTCTGGTAAGCCTTGTATCGGCATACGCAACATGGATGCCGTATCAGGTACAGAACGTACCTGGGATGTTGAATGGGTATAACTCATCGCAGACTTCCACGTTCGGACATGCTAAGACAGACTCTGAAGGTCGCTTGTATTTTAATTTTGTATCCGGGCTTTCTGCTGCTCCTGGCCCAGCACATTGGACTGTTCCTGGTGCTATGTTGGGTTGGGATAATACGTCTAAGGAAGTAACCCTTATCCAAGTCGATGACGATGGCGCATTTGCGTTAGGAACAGTAGAAACATTTGCTTGTGGAACGTTAGAGTTAACATTACAGGCGTCTGCACCTGCAAGTCCTTCAGAGGGCTGGTTATATGCGAATTCAGCTTCAAACACAATATTCTATTACGATGGCACAAGTTGGGTGAATGTACTTACAGGTACAGGAACATCTAAAGACCTTTATGCTTGGGATGCTGGCGGTGCGATAGCAGTACCTAATGCTACATGGGTAAATCTTACATGGGATACTGTTGTAGATGCGAATGGATATACACTTGCTGGCGGTGGTTCTGATATCACTATCACGGCAGCAGGAACATACGAGGTTAATTATCAGGTCAATATGTGGTCTGATACAAGCGAAACAAGGGCATCATTCAAATTCAGATGCTACAACATAACTGATGCAGCAGAAGAAGCGGAGTCCATTGCTTATCAGTGGCTTAGAGCACCTTCCGGTGAGGCAACAGTGAACTGCACATTCCTTGAGGGCTTTTCGGCATCAGACCAAATTAAGATACAGGTGCAGCGACAATACGGTGACTTGACTAATGCTGAAACATTAGCAGGTTCAAGAATATTTATCAAAAGAATTGACTAACTGGAGGAAATCTTAACATGATGAAACTTGGAATTTTAATTGCGTTGGTATTAGTGTCAACTGCATTTGCAACAAATCCTGCGTATCCGATTAACATTTGGGGTACGCTGGACAAGAGTGGTTTTCATAACACATCAGGAACGCTGACTATTTATGATGCAGGAACAACAAACATTAGAAATTGCTATACCGATAAAGACAGGGCTTCCGCTGCTTCCAATCCTTTGACATTAGATTCTCTTGGTCGTGGACAGATGTATACCGCACCGGGATGGATTAAGATACTACTGAAAGACGATGAAGGCGTAACTATATTCACCGAT